GAACACAAGAAGTAATGACGATAAGCCAAAGTGTTTGATTGCATACCAGGGTCAATACTTGATGGCTTGAAATACTGACGTGTCATACCTGTTTTCTTACCTACATTATAAATGTAGAATGAGAAAGATGCCTGGTATTGTCCAACATCAGGCACAGCCTGATAAGCCAATTTATTTTGTCCATCGAAAACAGGGTTTGCGATATACTGGAATGTGGCAAATCCTTGTATAACCGGCGCTACTAAGCCGCTATTCAGGTTATTTAACATATCCCCAAAGCGGCGGCGGTCTAAAGAAAGGTCAGCAACGTGATCAGAGCAAAGCACAAGGCGCCTGTTGCTCAACGGCACTTGCGCGTCATCGTATTGCTTTCTATGAGTAACAAGATCAAAATAGGTTAATCTCAACCTGTCACCATCTTTCCATATAATTTCATTACCATCGCCATCATATTCGCCACTTCTGCCGGTAGTAAGCAGTACAGGCGTGGCAGCACTATTTGCAGCAGGGGCTAATGAATAAGCTGCTTTGCCAAATTTAGAGGTAGATATACCCTCTATCATCAAACCAGTGGTGTTATCTATGATACTATAGCTTGAACCGATAGTTTGATCATCAGAAAGAGGGATTTGCTTAGTTTGGAACTTATCAAGGTTAAGGGTAATAGTTCCGTCTACATATTCCTGTACTGCTATTGGATAAGCATTGTTATTGATCAAAATATCAATATCCATGTCGGTAGACGGGATATGAATTTGGTTCAATTCATTCATGTCGCCGCCGTTAATAACGGTAACATCGGCGTTAATTTCAGGGATGTTGTCTAACCAGGGGGCAACAGCATCCGTTCTTAATTTATTTTCGACCCGGTTTAACCAGAGTTCGGGATAATTTGCAGGCATGATTTCTTAGTTTAAATTAATAGGGGTATTTAATTTGTTAATTGATCACAGGCTTATTTTGTCTTAAACAATGCCTGGTAAGCGTCAGGGCTGCCTGTTTTAAAAGCCAGCTTCTTTTCGTTGCTTAGCTTTTCAAAATCATCAACCGATTTGATAGCAGCATCACCTTCGCTGTTATTCAAAGCAGCATTCAGGCTTGCTTTACCTTTGAGTTTAGCTATTTGCTTTGCTGCAAGTGCATAGTTAGCGGTAGCTAATTCAAGCCAGTCTGCACGATCGCCAGCAAGCAGTTTTTCATCTGTGATAGCACCATCAACAAGCGCCTCTGCCTGTAATTTTACTTGTGCATCCAACTTTGTTTTTAGTTCGACGGAAGTAGTTTTTTCGGCAGAAAGGTCAGCCTGTAATTTTTCAATACCGCGACTTATATCGACGGCATTATCTCCGCTGGCTACACCAGCGCCCATAAGCGCCGAAAGTGCGCCGGGTGTTAAAATGATTTTTTCCATTGTTGGATTATTGGTTAATTTTAAATCGTTAGCTGATAAATTTTGAAGCGACAGCTTGAAAGCATCCTCTGCAATCAATTCTCCAGTGACAGCATTATAAAGCGCTAAAGCACCTGAATTACCGGGAACTGCACATATTGAAGTTTCTTTAGCCGTACATTTCATTAATGTGAAATTGCCGTCAGGCGACAGCACCCAAGTTCCTTCCTCAAAATCAATATACAAACCAAGAGAAGCGCCCTTTACAAAGCCACGCTCAACCTTACCTTCGACTTTCGCAACATCAGGGTCGGTACTATCAAAATTGGCATCCATCAATAGCTTAGAGCCATCAATACGCCTGTTTTTCCAATTGCCCAAAACCGCTTCGGTGCTATTGATATGGCCGTCAAGCATGACTGGGTTTTGGTCGAAATCGGCAAAATCAATACCTGCGTTCAATACACGAAAGCCGTAGCAATTCACTACATTTTCATCATTCGCTATAAAGGTTTTAAGTTGCTTATCTGCCACTGTGTTTGTGATTATAAGCCCAAAGATGCAAGCATCTTTGGGGGGCGACAATTAAGTGCGCAAGCCTTGCGCAACTATTTAATACAGGGTCGTTTTACTACCATTTTTGTACCATCAAAACCCCCTTATGGCTTTAAAAAAAGCGCAGGAGCGCGAATACGCACGAGTACTTTTTATTTCCGAGAACCTCAGTCAAAAGGAGATCGCTGCAAGGGTCGGCGTAACCGAAAAAACTGTAGGTAACTGGATTGAGCAGGGCGACTGGAAAAAACTAAAACGCTCGTTGCTCACTACACGACAGAACCAACTATCATTATTATATGATCAGCTGGACTGGCTGAACCTTGAAATATCCATCCGGGACAGTAAAGCCGCATCACCACGTGAAGCGGACATTATCATTAAGTTAACTGGCGCAATTAAAAACCTTGAAATTGAAACATCTGTCGGCGAGACTGTAGAGGTAGCAAGGTCATTTATTGAATTTGTCCGTCCGCATGATCTTGAACTGGCTAAAAAGATCACTTCTTATTTTGACCTGTACATCCAAAGCAAAATGAGATAATGGCAAAAACGACGGACAAACAATATTATGAACAGTGGCAACGGTTTAGGGATAACATCGCTAAGGCAACTCCCGTTGACCTTAATGAGACCGCTATTGATAAAAAGAAAAGAATTGAATCACTCGAAAAAAAGCCTGAGCAATGGTTTAAATATTACTTCCCGTCCTTTTATACTTCAGAGCCAGCGCCTTTTCACATAAGGGCCACAAAACGAATTTTAGATAACCCTGAGTATTTTGAAGTTCGCTCGTGGAGCAGGGAATTGTCAAAATCGGGCCGTACCATGATGGAAGTTCTTTACCTGGCACTTACCGGCAAAAAGAACAACATATTACTCGTTTCAAATACCTACGATAGTGCAGTGCGTTTGTTGCTGCCTTATAAATCCTTACTTGAAGTTAACGACCGCATCATCAATGACTACGGCCAACAGGAAAGTATAGGCACCTGGGAAGCTGGCGAGTTCACTACGCGCAAGGGCGTTGCTTTCAGAGCGCTCGGCGCAGGCCAATCCCCGCGTGGTACGCGTAAGGATGCTATCAGGCCCAACGTGATATTGATTGATGATATTGATACAGATGAGGAATGCCGCAACGCCGACCGCATAAAAATGAAGGTAAAGTGGATACAGGAAGCGCTTATCCCAACCCGTTCAGTTTCAGAACCACTATTACTTATCGCTAATGGTAACATTATTGCAAAATACAGTTGCATCACCGAGTTAGGCGCGAAAGCTGATACCTGGGAGATAGTAAACATAAGGGATAAGCAAGGCCTGAGCACATGGCCGCAAAAGAACAGCGAGGCGCATATCGACCGTGCGCTCAACATGATCAGCTACAATGCACAACAAAAGGAATATTTTAATAATCCAATTATTGAAGGCGACACCTTTAAGGATATCAATTATGGCAAGGTGCCAAAATTAAATACCTGCGAGCATGTGATCGTTTATGCAGACCCGTCAACATCAAATAAAGATAAAGGCAAAGGGAGCGCCAGCACAAAGGCAGTAATAATTGTAGGCATCAAGGATTTTAAATATTATGTTTTTAACGTATGGGTCGAGCAAACAAACAATAGTGTGTTTGTAGACTGGCTATTTGAGGCCGAAAATTATTTACAATTAAACAAGGTCGATATTAAGCGCATTTACATCGAAAATAACAGCCTGCAAGACCCATTTTATCAGCAGGTGATAAAGCCTTTGATATACCAGCGAGCAAGAGAAAAGGGACGCGTGGATGTGCCGCCTATAATTCCAGACAGCAGGAAAAAACCCGAAAAGTACGAACGTATTGAAGGAACGTTACAACCGATTGACCGCATGGGCAACCTGGTATTTAATGAAGACTTGAAAGGCTCGCCGCACATGAACCGCATGCATGATCAAATGCTTGGTGTGTCGCCTAACTCAAAAACGATGGACGGCCCCGATGGGCTGGAAGGCGCGGTATGGTTAATAAAAAACAGGGTTGCAAGGCGTAATAATACCTACGCCTTTGCACCAGGAGCAAACAGAAAATTTTAAAACTATGGCATTTTTAGCACCAGCAGACCTAACATCAGTCATCCGTCAATACCAGTTGGATGCAATTACCGATGGCGACGATACGATCATTCCGACCGCTATACGCATAGCGCTAAACGAGGTAAGTAACATCTTTACACCTAATAATATGGTAAAGTGGATGGACGGGAGGCCAATCTATGATATTAAAACCGTGTTATTGGCCTCAGGTACCGACAGGGATGATTTCATTTTGGTTCATACAAAGGTAATTGCACTATGGCACCTTATCCTGCTTTGCAACACAGGCTTAAACTACGGCGAGGTAAAGGACAGGTACGACCGCAGCAAAGCTGATCTTATTGACCTTGCTGATGGTACAACCAACAGCGCTACCTTGCCGCAGATCGTTACAGTTCCCGCCGATACAGTAGTGCCGTTCACAGCTGGATGCAACCGCAAATTTTGTCACGGAAATTCTTAATACAATGAGTATAAAAACAGCATTTAAAGCCGCTTTAAAAGCGATTAAACTAACTGGCCAAACTGACGAGCCTTTCAATAATTCGATGCTTAATACAGAAGCAGGGGCAACAGATAATAGCATTTCACAGGGCAAAAAGAACACTTACCTTCCTTATGATCTGAAAGCTGTTTACCGCACCCGGCAGGATATAAGCAACTGGAACACGGCGTTATCAATGGCACAGTCGCTTTACCCTGTTAACTATCCTTTGCAGTTATTATACGATGAAATAATGATTGATGCGCTGTTAACCTCGCAATTGGAGAACAGAAAGAACCAGGTATTTAGCAGTGATTTTACACTGAAAAATCCTGACGGCACAGTTGATGAGGAACAAACTAATGCATTAAAAGCCAATTCACTATACCGCTTTTTTCTTAATGCTATATATGATAAAAAGTTCCGGGGTAACAGGGTTGTGGAATTATCAATGGCAACAGACGCGGAAGGTACAGCCTATTTAACCGGTGATGTAATACCTGCCACAAACATTGTGCAGCAAACAGGTTTATTTTATCCAGACTATTTTAATACCGCAAATTATATCAGGTATCGTGAACTGCCGGAATATGGCACATGGATACTGGAATTTGACGGGAAAAATTTAGGGCTCTTAAACAAAGCCGTGCCACATGTTTTATTCAAACGCTTTGCGCAAGCTTGTTGGAGCGAATTGTGTGAAATATACGGCACGCCGCCCCGCGTAATGAAAACAAATACGCAAGACCCGGTAATGCTGCAACGCGCCAGTAAAATGATGAAGGACATGGGCAATGCTGCTTACTTCATCATTGACGATAACGAAAGCTTTGAGTGGGCGCAGGGCATGTCAACCAATGGCGATGTTTATGCCAACCTGATGAATATGTGTCGTGATGAACTATGCCTGCTCATATCAGGGGCGATAATCGGGCAGGACACCAAGAACGGCGCGAGAAGCAAAGATCAGTCCGCACAGGAAATGCTTTGGCTATTGGTGCAAAGTGATATGTCGATGATAGAGGATGATTTTAACAACATTATCATTCCGGCACTTAAAATGCACGGCATTATTACTGGCGAGGTTAATTTCGAGTTTGAGCCAGCAGAAGATACTAAGGAATTATATACCTACACATTAGGTTTTTTACAATATTATAATATCGACCCCGAATGGATTAAAACCAAGTTTGGAACGGCTATTACCGGCGAAAGACCTGTGCCCATCAAGGCGCAGTTGCTGCCGGTACAGCCAATCAAAGCGCAAAGCTATTTGAAGGAGATAACAATTTTTTTCGCAAGGCCCCCAGGCGCACAAGCGCCTGAGCGGGCCGGGCGGATTAACTTTTACTGAGCTATCCCAAAGGCTGAACACTTTATATGCCAGTTGCTGTGATCATCATACAGTTACGCTGAGCGCAGACGAAGCGCCGCAAGGCTATCAAAAATACATCGACGGCC